CCATAACCATGAACATTAAGTCGTCGAATTTCTCAACTTCATACACCCACATGGTAATTAGAAGATTTAGAAGTGAATTAAACGCACTAGTCCAAAGGTCACCTGACCTTCTTCCGTGAAGTGCTGTTACTACAACTTCATCATCTGATCTACCGATAGCTTTCCCCCAGTTTTCAAGAACACAGGAAAAATCATCAGGTAAACCTTCAACCATGTTTTCAACGAAATACTTTTCAAGTTTGAGAAACTCCGGCAACATACTACCATCCCAATTGGAAACATCTGATTCTAACACAGTACTACACTCATTAAACATTCGTTCACCAAACGACCCTACTTGATCGGGAGTTCCTCCAGAAACGTAGTACAGGTTTGAGTACATGTTCATCCAACCGCTGAGGCATTTTCCCAGCTTGTGAAAATGTGCCCCGTACTTACCTATATACGTATCTGGGCAACACCAAATCATACGGGGTTTGAAATTCTCCGAAGTCTTACCAACATACGCTTCCTTCTTAACAAAGATTTTGTAGGTAGGAAGCACTTCAGTGTCAATTTCATCATCCTGTGTTAAAAGCAGATTTTCAGCACGCTTAGCTCCATATTGACTAGTAAGGAAGGACTTGTGGTCAACTTCCGAAACATCAAACGTTGGCATTGTATCTATTATTGATCGGGCCCACGCACAAAAGTCATCCACTTCATCTTGATCATATGATCGATCAAAGAAGTAACGGATGTCTAATGCAGCCTCCAAATTTTGGGCTCCGATGGTGGGATACACTACTGGTTTTGGAATGGAACCACCGTAGATTTCAACAGTCTCATCATCTACATCGTGTTCATACACCCTATCGTAATTAGTTCTCATGTCATTGTCCATGGTCTCAAATCCAGCAAACCTGTCAGGGCTCACTGTGGATTTCTTTATGGCTAACTTAGCACATGGTATGATAGAGAACTTTGACTCGATATTCCTGTCAGCAAATCTTGACAGTCTCTCGGCATAAGTGTCTGAACGGTAGTTATAACAAATACTAGCCAGTGTATGTACAACACCAACAGCTAAACCTGCTAGGCCTCTGATAACACTTGGTCGAATGGGGTCCTGTAATGGTTCGGGCGAACCTTCCATAAGAGATGGATCAAAGAATCTGTTTTCTGACTTGTGGTTATCGAATTTCAAATAATATCCTCCGAGACCGGCTCCGATAACAACAAGGAAATCTGTAAATTTAGAAATCCAAGTCGTCATCCTATTATATCTCGAAAGTTTTTCGCTAACAATGTCGGACATAGACACATTCTTTATTGAGTACTCCAATTCCCCATAATCTTCACCCTTGCTGGCACACCACGCTTTGACTTTATTAATAAGTCTGGGCTCGTAATTCACGGCATAAGTCTCAACAGCTTTGAGACACTCCGTCTGAAACCACGAACTCTGGACTAATTGATCAATGTCAAAATCTATCTCAGCATAGCGCGGGTTGAACCTAAGGAAATGAGACTTAATCCTAGAAGCTATCATTCTCCAATTCAACTTTCCAGAATGCTCGATGTAAGCAACGGCCGCTAAAGCCGAAGATTTCAAACGTTCAGTTTTATTTCCTTCCATGTGCACTGCGTGATGCAGTGTGCTGGGGTCATTTACCAGATTAAGGGTGTTCACCAAGTAGAATATACCGTCTGTGGACCAATCAACTATTTCACATCCATCATAGAATGGGTACCAACCATCTATTAACAGATCACCACCTCCCAACTTCCATTTGGAAGAACCAGTAATATGAACACCTTCGCGTCCATTCTTCACAATACCACTAGTGAAATTGTATCTCTTGGAAGTGGTTGTTGACAATAATGTTCCCCTAGCAACCATAGTTTCTAGTTTAACTGGGGGCAATTCTTCTTCTATAGCTTCCTCAATTTTAGCATCGAGTTCCAGGGCTACTTCAGCGGCATAATCTTCAGCGACCTTGGCGTCCATTTCACCACTAGCTACTTCCACTCCAAACGATATCTCGTCTTCAACATGTGGGAAGTCGCTCCGGCTCCTATTACTAACCTCGTCACAATTTCCTTTCTTCTTCTTACCACCCTTACCTTTACGTCTTCTGCCACCTGCACCTTTCTTGGGTCGTCTCCGGGTGTTAGCACAAGGCAACACACGTCTCCCTCCAGCAAATCTTGCAGACCCAAGGAATTGTTTGGCTCTCTCGACAAAAGTAAGAGTGTCGGGCTCACGTTTTACAACGCTTCCCTGAAACCCTAAAGGTTTCTCAAATGTGCACTTTCTTCCTGTTACAAGGGACCAAGCACTTAGTCCCAAGTAAGAGTGCAGGCATTTTAAAGGGGTTACTACTTCCCTAACTGGCTCTCCTGCACTAGCCAGCCCCATTAGGAGATGGGGAACCATGCTTGGTTGTTTTTCTGTAGAAAAGAAATTTATAGTGCATGTTGCAGGTTTCCAGCCTACAACAACACTCAGGGTTTGACGCCTAATTTACACAATTAAGTGTGAAAAGAGTCCAACAGCCTACCGAAGTAGGCATATTCAACCAAGGACTCATCAACGCAAAGCGAAGCAGACCACCCCGGTTACCGAGTG